TCGTGGTCGGGTCTGTTAAACTTGATGCATCATCGGGTACCCACTCGCCTGCTACGGCGTCCCACGTGACGACCTGGCCCGCTGTGGCGCCCGTCTGGAGAAGTTGGTCGAGCCGGATATCGGCAGAGTTAACGACGTTTTCAGCAATATCGTTCGCTTGTGCTAACACCGCGTCGGTTTGCTCGTCCTGATCGCGCTGAATGCGCTGTTGCCTTTTGCGCTCAATCTCTGCGGCGCGCTGCTGAAAATCCATTATTGTTTGACAACCTCCACCAGCGCCGCGATATTCGAGAGTGACGACACGTCAACCCGCGACACTGTGGCGCCGTTCCAAATCCCAACTTCCGGCGTGCCGGAGAAATCGAGCATGAGCGCCACCAGGCTATTCGTCGCTCTGTCCGCTCGTATCCATCCAATGGTCTCGCCTGACAGCGCTACAATGCCATAGCCTGGCGACGCGCTGAACGGGTTTGTTACCTCGTAAATACCCGATGCTGTCGGCCCGGCTGATCCCGCCGCATACACGAGGCGGTTATTGATCGTTGTTGGAATGGTAAATGCCGCCGGTGCCGATGATGTAGAGGATGACGGCCATGTCGCAACCTCGACAAAAGCAAATGGAAAGAATGCTGTCAGATTGATAACCGCGGCACTCCCGCGATAGTCTTCTTTTGCTAATAAATTACCCTCGTCATCGGTGAAGACCATCTGGCGATTGTCCGGGTATCGATCTGCTAAAAACCATGCGTTATCCGCTCCGCCTGCTGGCGATGGCTCTACGAGCGTACCGCCTGACGTGAGATATGCAACCCGATCGAGCGGGAAATTTTGACTAAGAACCAGATCTCCATCCTGGCCGGGGCCGAATGAGAGATACCGCAGCGGCGATGTTGCCGCGACCGTTGTTTCGCTGCCTGTAAGATCTGTGCCAATAAGCGCGTACACGTCATAGCCTGTCGTTTCCACGTGAGAAACCCACCGCCCAAGCGTCTCTGGGTCGTAATCAGCGCGGTACAGATTACCCGATACAGTCGAGGAAACAGAGATAACGATTTCATCCCACGTCTGCGTACTGATCGTATAGCGCCACAGCGGGCTATGTGATGTGGTGCCTGTTCGCAGTTTGCCGCCGCTATCGCTGACACTGGCAGCAGCACCGGCATGGATAACGGCGATCAATTCATCGGTGTTGATTGGGTTGCCAGAGAGCCAGAGTACATGCGTAAGCGCCGCCGGAATGCCGCTATTGCGTAGCGTCGGCGTACCGCCCGTTGCGCTGTTATACTCATAGACACCCGCCGATGCAACGCCCTGCTGTGCAAGGAAAAACATGTATGCAAATTCGAGCTTCGTTGCGCCCACTGGCAGGTACCCTATAGCGGTGGTAGCGGTGCTCACATCGTCAATCCGCAACAGCGTGGTGATGTCGTTATTGATGATTTTTAGCGTGCCCTGGTTCGTTCCTGTGCCGACATCCCCGATGTAGCAGAGATCGTTAAACGGGCTGTCCCCTCCGACGGCGCCGTCTCGCAGCAGCGATGCCGTATTCCCGCTCGTGTTCGTGCCAATATCAGTCGCGTCAAAATTGACACCGCTTTGTAGCAACAGGTAGAGGTTGCCCGACGCGTCCCCTGCAATGTAGCCCGGCTCGGTAGCGAGCGGTGTGATCGCCGTGAGTGATGTAGGCGCGGCGCCCACCGCGCTCCAATCCACGGTATAGCCCTGCTGAATTTTGAGCGCATCTGTGCTGCTCCCAGCGCTGCTGAATGCCGCGGCGTTGCCCCACGGCGCGTCTGCGAGTTGCTCGGCTGTGCTGCCCCCAGCTCCGGCGATTGCGGTAGCCCACGACGCGCCGCCGTCGAAACTCTCCAGTACATCGGCACCCTCGCAAATGCGGATATAGTCTGCATTGTCAGGTGGCGTGCTCACGTCGGCAATGGCAGCATTCGAGCGCAACAGTGTGAACGATGCACCCTCATCAGTCGAGAGGTACAGGTCACTCCCTGCTGCAACAAGTACAATGGTCTGCTCTTCCTCCGGTATCCAGATAACGTCAATCTGTGTATTCGATGGGTGCGTCCATATGAGCGCAGTAGGGTCTGGATACAGCCATTGATACAGCGCGCCGTCATCCCAACCCGACCACGCGCCGTTGGGATTAAATTTTGACACAGCCGTGCAGGTTTGCCCCGACCTGGTATGCGCCGTCCAGCCATCTACCGTTAGGAGGCGATGTCCATTGCTGCCTGTTGCCGTTGAGAGCGGCCTGAACAATGATTGCACGTCAACGGTGTCCAGCGATTTGCTGATGCTCTGCGGTGTCTTTACTCCGTCGTCAACTTCCAGACTGATCGTAACACTGGTAGGATCGCCTGTGTCGAGTACGAATGATGCCGTGTTGCCCGTGACGGGTGTGGAAGGTGTCGGCGTGGCGCCCGTGACCGTCCATGTGCGTGTGCCATCGTCTGATTGCGTTGCGTCAACGTGCACGAACAATCTATCTGACAGGCCCGCGCCTGTGTCGATGGGTTCAGTATCGACAGTCAAAGTGAAATCAACAAACAGCGGCGGCTCTTCGGGGTAGCCAGGATCGGTGATGCCAATTTTTTCCTTATCATCGTCGCTGAACCCGGTGCCTGTCAAATCTGGAACGCCGAGCGAGCAGTTCAGTGTCATCGTCCCTTGACTGGTATCGGCACTCCGAACAATCGCCGTCGTTGCGACGACGTAGCCCTGTCGGTTAGGGATGTCCAGTGTAATCGTTGTCGCTGGCAGCAGATCGGCATCCATCGCGCACGGGATCTGGAGTGTGCGTTTTGCTCGAATACCCTTCGCCGTCTCGCGTTTTGCAATCAACTCGCAGACGGCATTAGACTGCGCAAATCGATACGTACCACTCCCTGTTTTGCCCGACACGCCTGTCGCAGTAAACGTGAAATTTGGCGTCGTACCATCACTCAACTTGCGGCCCCGCGCTACCCATCCGGCAATAACACTCTCGAAGCTGCCCGCCTCGTCACTGTAGCCCGCATAGATGCCGCGTTGATCGCCTGTCGGATCGCCATAGACATACGTGTGCGCGCCCATCTCCTGTGGAATGTCCAGATCATACGAGACGCGAATGACGCCGCCGGGCGTTACCCATATCGCACACGACGCAAATTTCATCAGCTCGTCTATGAGTTTCGCAACGTTCTCAGCGCCCGCCTCCAGCGTGATGCTCTCCACAGGACACAGGTTGTAGTCAGTGCCGGGGTCGTAAATGTCGCCTATTAACGCGCTATCAATGCCCGCATCGGTAAGCAGATCTGTAACGGCGTCGGTAAACGGGCGATCATTCCAGGTCAGGTCATTGCTCAGCGGCTTGTCGATTTGCCCCAGGATATCAATCAGTGTAAGGCGAAAGCCGAACGGCGCCACGCTCACCACGGGCTGATCGGCAAAGCCTGTGAAGAAGCGTCGCCGCGCCGTCACTCCATCAACGCCCGCCGCATTGATTACCACGTAGGTAGAGAGCGGTTCGCCTGTCGTGATCTCGACATACCTATCGAGTACGACCGTGCAATTGCTGCGCTGCTGATTGTAGCCGATGCGGCGCCGGGGGAACGTCACGCAACGATAGTACACGCCGTCAATATAGACAGCGGCATTCCAGTTAACATGCCGATCAGTGACGGGAAAAGGAATACTCAACCTTCAAACCTCAGTGTACCTGCATACTCATAATCTGTGCAACTCGCGAGCAATTCGGTGAGCGTCACGCCGACCAACGTCACGTCATACGTGTCTGTTCCGTCGCTGAGTTGCCCTGGTTTGCCATACAGTTGCGAGACGTTGCGCAACTTCAGCGCGTCGGCAGTCGAGCAACGTACCTGGAAATCACCACCTTTGAACACGAGCGGCCCATACCCGAACACATCAACGCGCCCCGCGATGCCGCCAATGAACATATTTGTTTCGTAGCGCGCCTCTCGCTGCGGTGTCAGCTTCGCATTATCGCCTGCTTGCGGCTCGAATGTTGCCGACACTGCCCCGACCGTAAACGTCCACGCCACTAGCGCACCCCTTGCTTCAGCACATCATCTTGCCCGTATTCGAGCGCTGCCATAATGCGCGCCGCTGCCATGTCCGCAACCTGCTGCGCTCGCTCGGCACTATCCACGCTACCGATGTTCATATTCATAGACACGCTCGCATTACCGCGCCCCATCGCGCTACTTGTGACGCCCGCCGGAAGTACCGCTGATGCCCGCCCAAGGTTGACGAGTTCCCTCCCCTGCTCCCCGACGACCGTCCAGCCGGAGCCTGTGCCGCCCATAGCGCGCTGATCAAATTGCGATGCCACAACCCCGGCACCTTCTTGAATATCAGTACCCCACTGCGAGAGCCACTCAGGTGGTTTAATGTTGCGTAACTTCTCGCCCAAATTGAGGATGTTCCCAATAGCGTTCTGAATGGCCTGCCCGATGGCCTGGAATGCATTAATGATCGGGTCGATGAAATTGGAGCGAAACACCTGAAAGCCCGCCACCGCCGCGGCGAACGCGGCATCGATGTCAATGCCGAACGCTGCCATAGCCAGGCGCACGATCTCAACGATCATCTGAAAGCCATTTTCAAACATTCGAGCGAATGTCAGCACGAACTGGAGGCTAAACTGTTGGATAGTCTGCCACGCGCCGCGCCAGTCGCCATCGATGATCTGGAGTGCCAGCGTAATTGCGGCTGTGATGGCGTCCAAAAACAACCCGACGGCGGTACTAATCTGTTCCCATGCCATGGTCAAGATGCTGACAATCTCATCGCCGTGGGCAGCGATAAATGCCGCAATACCCTGGAGCGCTGGCACAATCGTTGCATCTATCAACTGGATAGCGAGCGATATGATCGTCGTGATCTGCTGCCATGTCGTCTGGAAAAACATCTGAATACTGGCACCGTTCTCCTGGAGGAACGCCTGAATGATCCTGAACCCGCTCTGCACGATGCTGGTGATAGCAGCAACAACTGCGCCGAATGTTTGCTGCAACATGGCCCATTGCTCGCCCAGCCCGATGGTCGCCATGCTGAAACTCTGCGTTGCTGTTTGCGCGCCCTGGAATGCCCCCTGGATAGTTGAGGCAATCGGCCCAATGACTGCCGTTATCTGGCTTGCCAATTGCTGGAATTGAAATATCAACTCACCAATAAACTGCACCGCCGGTTGCATCGCGTCGGGGAGGTGCCAAAGCCAGTCGTTAAGATAATCGCCTTCTTCCAAAACGAAACCGAGGTAGCGCGCCAATGGCACAACGACCGCCATAAACCTATCGAGGGCACCCACCGCCATATCAATCCACCCGGGCGCGTTCGTACCGAACCACTCAATAGCCGATATGATATGCGGCATGGCCTCATTGGCAATTTCGAGGAGTTTATCCCCAAGCGGTGCCAGCGCAGCCGTGGCCTCGCTCGTGATGCCTGCCCACAACGCGCCGAATGTGCCGTACTGCCGCCCGCTCTCCTCGATCTCTGTACCAAGCGCCTCTACCCCTTCGAGCGCCTCTCCAAGCGCGAACGTAGCTTCGGCGCCGAAATCCTCAAAGGTAACGCCGAACGCCTGCACGCCCGCCTCTTGCCGAAGCAGGGGATCTTCAATGCTTTCGATGCTATCTGCAATGCGCTCGAACGCCTGTCGCTGCGTAATCTCGCCGCGTGCGAACTGATCAAAGAGATCGGCGGTGCTCTCGTCAATGTCGCGGATGTTTTTGACAACTGCCGGATCGCGAAGGCGGATGCCGAATTCATTGAAGGCATCGCCCACTTTGTCAGTGTTCATAAATCCGGCCTCAAGCCCCTCGTTGATCAATGCGAGGGAGTCAAAGCCAGTCACGCCCAGATCTGCAAAATCATCGGAGTATTCGTTCAGTGTATCGTTGAGATCGCCGAACCTGTCAAGACCAAGCTCTTGCCCTTCGGTGAGCACCAGGAACGCCTCTTCAGCCGATGTCGCGAACTCATCTTGTACGCGTTGTGCGCTGCGCGCCGCCTCTGTGAGATCCTGATCATAGGCATCGGCAAGGAACAGCGCATCTGCCGTCGCCTCGTCAAGCGCGCCGCCGAAGGCCTTTTCGAGCGTTGCGACGCGCCCTTGTGCTGAGATTGCCGCCGCGCCGATGCCCGCAATGGCGCCCACGGCAATGGTCGCGCTTGCCGCGATGCCTGTCGCTGCCGCGCCCATCCCAGCAGACAGCGCGCCGCTGATGCGGTTGCCGCTGCGCTCCGCACGGTTGGCAACATCACGCGTCCCTCGGTCGAACTCGGACGCGTCCAGAGAGAGCAGGACATTTAGTTGTTCTAACACATCAGCCATTATGCAGCCTGTGTCCTATCTTCGCCGCCCAACGCCTGTACCCACATCCGTAAAATAGCGGCCTGCTCCTCAGGCGTCTGCGGTTTTGGTGGCGGCCTGTCAAATTTAGGCATAAAGTCTTCTGGCGCGTATGGCTTGCGACGTTTTTTCTTGTCGCGGTTTGTTTCGGCGATCACCGCCGCGATCATTCCAGAGCGCAGATCGGCGCGCTCTTCACCCCACGGATCGAGATCGTAGTACAACTGCCACAGCACCCACGCCTCTGCACTCATCTCCTCGAGCAACGTGTATGGATTGACGACGTAGTGCCCGCCCGCCTGCAACGCTAGTCGGTAGAGGAGACGCCGCTGAGGCTCGCGGATTTTTTTGCCAGTTCTTCCTGGCGTGCCTTATCGACGCCGCTGAACTCCAAAATCTCAGGCAGCAGCGTTGCCATAACCGCCGCTGTCCCTGGCAGGCTGTAGAGCAAGTCAACGTCTTTATCAGAGTAGAGCCGCTCGCCATCTGCGCCAACCATGACGCGTGCCAATACCTGCACGCCCGCGCGCGCCACATCGCCGCTTTCTTTCGCCTTCAGGAATACTTGCAGATCTGCCGCTGACATCGGCACAATGCGAACATCCCCGCCCCATTCAGGGACAGGGATATCGCGGTACCGCTGCTCTCGTGTCTCAATTTGCTCGCGTGTGAGCAGCATGGTTCCTCCCTAATATAACTTTGGGTTGCCCGATGGCTTGAGCGTGATGTTTGCCACAGCCCGACCATCGATGGGCGTTTCGATACTGAATGACATAACAAACGCCGTCACTTCAAACGTTGCGATTATATTGCCACCATTGTTCTTGACTTCGACTTTCCAGTCGTGGTTGCATCCCGCAATCCAGTCGTCATAGAGCATCCGGTGTGATGTCTCGGTCGGTTGCCAGTTCACTACCATCTCGATATCATCGGTGGTTTTGAGACCACTAATGAACGTGGTGAAACCGTCCGGGGTGTCGTGGTGGGTTGTCTCGATCTCTGCGGTCGTGCCGCCGGGCGGGTTGATCTGATTGATAAAGGTAACGCGCTCCCATTGCGGGTTATTGGCGTCACCATCAGAGCGCCACAGCGTCATACCGTATGCCCAGATAGCATCGCCGGTTGTTGGGCAGTTTGCCATGATGCCCTCCTCTAGCCCTGGTTCGGGCGGAACACGGACGCCTTCGCCGTTGCGGTACCGCTCTCTTCAACTGTCAGGTACACGAGCGAGCCGCCGTCAGGGACCCAACCCTCCAGCACCTCAAGTTCAAAGATGCAGAAGTCCATACCATTGACTTCCTTGACCTTATCAGCCTGGACGCCATACGGATTATTCGTACCTTCCACGGTCGCGCTAATGGTATCGCCGGTAGACGCGGCATCGTTCCAGACGATCAGCACGTCGCCTTTTTTGGCGCTGAAACTGTTCGCGCTGGCGCCCGTGTCCAGATCAACCCACGCACCCGTAGCCGCGCCATTTGCCGACGCCAGCGACGGGTATGTTCCTACGCCCTCTACAACGGTAATCGTTGCCATATCTAGCCCTCCTTATGAGCTTCTACATAGAAACTATGGTTCGTGCGAAATGGATCATCAATATCAATGCGGCTGTCGAATGCAACCGGCTCCGCTGTGGCAAAGCCCGCCGCCAGTAGCACATCACAGAGGCGCGGCACATCCCAGACGTAACGATGCGGGTCACGCGCCACGTTAAAAATGACAGCGTTGACGTAATCAATCGGCTGCGGCTCCTCTACGCCGGGAATGGCAGAGCACACGAACTGCGTGAAGCCTGCCCAGTCAGACACGTCCCCACGCACATAATCAGCGAGGAGGCGCGGCACATCTGGCAGTACGAGCCGCACGACACCACCAGGCAAGAGCGCCCTGTGGCACTCGTCAATCAGTTTCAACGCGACGGCATAGTCGAGATGCTCAAGGACGTGCGATGCATAGATGTAGTCAACGCTATTGTTAAAAAATGGTAAGCCCTGGCGGATATCGTGCGCCTTGACGCCTGCACGCGGCGCGCTGTCAATGTTAATCCACCCATCACGCACGTCGCTACCACACCCCAGATTGACCATCACATGGCGCGGCGCGCCGTGAGACAGGCGGTTGAAGTAGCACAGCACCTCGTCCACAAAGTGGAAATCTTCCGGACATTGCTCATACAATTCCTGGATAAAAATGCCGTCATGCACGGGCAGTTCGCACCACCGCAGATCACCAATCAGATCGCGGCGGAGCACGAATTGCGCTGTGTCGATACTGCCGATGCGGACGTTCTCTGGCGACGCCTGCAACAGACGCCGCTCGTCGGCGCGCTCCTGCGAAAACACGAACGCCCGCGCATCCGGCTGCGCTGCGATTTCCTCTTCGAGCCGCCGAAAAAACGATGGGTGTACGCTGTTGTCATCATCCAAAATCCAAACCCACCCATCACGGATACTGGAGAGCGCCGCGTCAACGTTGCGCGCCATATCGGCCCGCCCATTACCGGGGTGTGTGGCGCCGTGCGGATGAATGATGTAATGCCGGATGTTCAGATTGTGCCCTTCGGCTGCGTTTACACTCTCGAATATGCCCGGCAGATACCCCGGCCTGCTCAGTGCGGTGATAATGGTTAGTGTTGGGTACTCGCTCATGCCTCAATCCTGTGCATTGTTTCCTCGTTGATGTCCGGCCACAGCGTGACAAACGCGCCGCCCTGCATATCGATATGCCCACACACGATACTGGTATCGCACACCTGCTTAACGCCTGCCATCTGGCAGTCAAAAGCGAAATACGTATCTTGCGAGCTATGCGCGCCTTCCCCGATGCGATGTTCCACCCGATAGCGAATGCGCTCCAGGACGCGGCGGCGAATGAGGGTGAATCCGTTGCCCTGGCCCTCGCACTCAATCACGCGGCCCCACGCGGCCCGCGCCCGCTCTGGGAAAAATGAGAGTGATTGACCTGTGAACGTCACGTTATCCATTGCCGGGAACGCATTCCAGCGGTAAAACGGTGGCTGTCGGAAACAGTAGAGGGCATAGCCAACATCGGCGTCGTGCTCGTCCAGCGTTGCAAGCATCCGGGTGAGCACGTCTTTCTCGAATACGATATCCTGCTCAACCGTCAGTAGGTAGTCATAGTTACCACGTAAGCAGAGATCGCGAGCTTGATTGTATTTCCAGGCGATGCGCGTTTTCGCGTCGCGTATATGTTCGTCGCCGCCTCGCAGCATCACAATGTCAGACTGGTATGCCCGGCTGTGCTGAAGTTGAAACAGACTGTCCAGGGTGCGCCGATGAATACCGGTATGGATGGGGATGGCAATCAAAACATTAGACATAGCGACACACCACCTCTACTCCGGCATGCTGCCAGTTCATTTGAAACCGTCCGCGAATGACGGCGCGTAGGGCAATCGTTGACGCTGGCACATCATCCGCCCGCGTCATATCAATATATGCCGTCTCGCCCGCGTTCGTTGTCTGGTAAATCAGCGGCGGCTCGTATGCGTACCAGGTATCGCCGTCGGGGCTGTGCTCAATCTCCACTGAAACCTGCCCACCGTTCGCATTCCGCCCGATGGTGATGACCCATTTCAGGGCGTCATACACCGCGTCAACCGGGCCGACGACGCGTCCGCTTGTGCCGTTCATCAGCGCAAAGGGCTTCTGGCGCGCCACAATGCCGAGCCTCTCTAGTTGTGCTGTCGATACTGCTATCATCCCTGCCCTATAATATAATCTTGCCGCGACACGTAATAATCCACATCCGGCTCGAAACTTGCCACCTGATTGCGAAGAAACACGCGCCCCACTTTGACGCCACCCATATCGCCAGAGAACCCCGACAATTTTTCGCGTATCTTGTCAAGCAACCCATCGGCATCGATGCGGCGCACCCCGAACGCGCTGATCTGAATGCGTACATCATCGGTGCACGTATCGCCCTCGTGCGTGTAAGACGGCGCGGTACTGATGCGCTGGTAGATGGCAGCAGGCAGATCGGGCTGCTGCGGCAGCCTGTCTGGATAGAGCCGCAGATCTACAATGCTGCCCTTGAGATATGTCCACAATCCCTGCTCAATCGATGGCGTCATTTATCGCATCCCGTAGCGCGTCCTGGATTTCCAGGTAGGCATTTTCGCGTTCCTGGTCAAACGCCGGGCGTAGGTACGGCTGCGCTGGTTGGCTGTAGAGCCGTCCAAGTTTGTCACGCCCGTTAAAACCAAACTCGATGCGCCGCGCATAGGCCAGGTTCGTTCCGATGGCGGCGCTGGCATTCGTGGCGCTGCTCTCGCTAATCTGCACGGTGATCGAGCGGCGAAGTGTGCCAGTCTTGACGGGCGCCCTCACTTGCGCCTCGTTCTTGATGAGTTGCCCGCCGGTGAGCACCGCCGCCTCCAGCTTCGCTTGCCGCATCTCTTCGGACATGTCTAGCAACTTGCGCTTGAGTTCGGGCAATCCCTCAATTGTGACGGTGCGCTTCGCCATAAACTACTCACTATTCCGCATTACAAAGCCTTGACAAGTACACTTGCTTATGGTATGATTATAAGCAAGTTAGGCATACACATTACTGAAAGGTACACGACAATGACGAACGAAATCAACTGGCTCATCAATCACGCGGAAACAACCGAAGGCAGCGGCGAGTATGGCAGTTACAAAATGTGGCAGTTTCAGGGTAACCTGCCCCGCGCAATGGTTGAGAAACTTCGTTCGTATGTCAAGGCCAATGGCACAGGTGACGTTGACGGGCGCTATACTGTGCGCCTGGCCCACACTGAAACCTACGGCAAGTCGATGGTTGTCAAGTTTGGCAGCACCAAAAGCACGCAGAACAATGTTAAGTTTAAAATGACTGAGGAGTGGGCCGCGTGAGCGTCTTTGAACTGTGGCAGCAGGCAACCGACAACAACCCAGACCCCACTGTCTATGCTGTTGTCGGGTATGTGCCCACTGTCGGAACGTTTGAAATCCGACGTGACACCATTGTTCGAACATGGCCTGCCAGCCACTACTGGCGCACCCGCACACCTGCGACGTTTCGCATTGCCACCTCTGATGAACTGTGCGAACTGGACTATGCCGCCGCAAACGACTGGCTCCAAATTGAACTACGTCCGGTTTACGGCCTGATTGGCGGGCAATGCGAAGCCGGAGCGGCAGCCCAGGAGCACCACAACACAGTTGTGTTGTGGCAAGCGAAAGGAAATCGCAATGCCAAAACGAACCCACGGCGGGCGGCGTCCTAACCAGGCAGGCCGCCCGCCCAGGCCAGAGGCGCGCTACACGCGCAAGACCATCACCCTGCCCCCTGATACCTACACAGCGGTTAAGGAGGCACAGCAGCCCGGTGAGAGTTTCAGTGAGTGCGTTGTCAGGTTGTGTCGTCATTCGTTGCATATGATAAGCAAGGAGATGTAGTACATGTTTTTTAACACTAATCCCGAAAGCCGGTACTGGTTGGAAGAACTGAGTAAAGCCCGAAACGGATATGGTTCCCGTGTTGATCGCCCGGCGCATTATAATCACGCGCTCCAACAACTGTATGGCTCCGCACAGGAATGCCTGTTTGGCATCAGTTGCGCACGGCACTTTGCTAGTGTAGAACGCTTGCCCTTTATGCGGCGACACTACCACAACCTTGAAGCCCTGGGCAAGGCGATGTTTAGTATACGCGACCGTGATAAAGTCATCCAGGACGCCCATTATGTTCTGGA